CGGTCACACATGCCGCACTGATGCCTTCGCGCCTGAGCGATTCCGCTATGGCGTGGGCATGGTGGACGCCAGTGCAGAAGAACAACCAAGACTTGCGACCCTCGGCCAAGGCAATCACTTCCCTAATTACACTGTCGTTGTTCTCGTCAGTATCCACGGCAGCTTGCAGTTCGCTCTCAATGAACTCTCCGCCGCGCTTGTGGACGCCTGACAGATCGTAATTGGTCTTGGTGACTTTGGAACTAAGCGGGGCAAGAAACCCCTTCTGGATCAGTTCTTCGATAGTCACAGGGTCGAGCAAATCATCAAAGATGGCTGGCTTATCCGTAATCAGCCCATGCCCCAGACGATATGGCGTTGCCGTCAGCCCAACCACTCGCATGGATGGATTGATAACCAGTAACGCATCCAGAAATGCGCGGTACATGCCAATTGCCTTGTGGTTGACCAAGTGGCACTCATCGATGATGCAAATGTCAATGTGACCTACACGGCTGGCCTTGCTCCAGATCGACTGAATGCCAGCAAAGGTAATTGGTTCGCCAAGCTGCTTCCTGCGCATCCCAGCCGAATATATGCCCATAGGCGCACCCGGCCAATGCTGGCGCATCTTCTCGGCGTTCTGTTCAATAAGTTCCTTTACATGGGTCAGCATCATAATTTTAGTGTCAGGCCAATTCTGCACAGCATTCTTAGAAAATGCAGCAACAATATGACTCTTGCCTGATCCTGTAGGCAGCACCAAGCATGGGTTGCCTTTGTTGTTGCCCATCCACTTGTATAGATCGTCTATGGCGCGTTGTTGGTATGGTCGAAGCATTATTTATCCTAAACAGGCTGAAACAAATTAATTGGAATATGAACAACTGGCTCAATGTCACCCGCATTATTTCGAGCATAATTTCCGCCGTGAGTATATTCCACCCTAATGTTGGTTTCTTTATTCACCGTGACATAATGCAAATCTGAATCTGCCCACTGGACAAACATGTATGATGTAAGCCCAGAGGATTCTCCAAGATCAATCAGTCTCAACCACTTGTCGGCTGACAAAAGCAATGTTGGGAACCTGTCTTTTCCAATGTTCCTAAATTTAAACTCACCCCAGCCGACTAGCGTTGAATTATCATATAAGCCCCAATCTACTCGGTATTTAGCCTCGCCCAGCTTCATGCAAAACCAACCTAAAGATAAGTTGATTTTGTTTTCTGCGGCTCTTTCCCTTGCTAGGTCTGCGTCGGTTTCGTACCTCATCCCACCACCTCCGCATCAGGAAACATTGCCTTAATCGACAGAACGACCTGATCGTCCAGAGCCTCTGCGTTGGCAAGTATCTCGCGGCTCTTGTATCCGCCTTTGCCATTCACGATCCACTTGTCGCCAATCTTCCACTTGACGCTGTGACCATCGTCTGAGCCTTCCATAGGCCAATGCACCATGTCTGGATGCAGGATGTGGTCATCGCAGCCTTCGTGCTGAAAGTCCTCTGGGATGGCGTCCGCATCGTGACGCTCACAACGGAATGTAGAGTCCGGCATTGCCGTACTATGCGCACATGTGCGGCAGTTGATCCGCTTGGTCGGCTCCTGCTTGTGGCAGAAGCTGTGTGCAGGGCAGAACTTGCACTGATACCAACTAGGGTCGGCGCTGCACGGCTCAGGCATCCTGTCGGACATTGCAATCCGCTTGCCCTTGATGATGGCTTCCTCTGCTACGCTACTAGCGTATTTTACCCGCTCTGTGTAAATGCGGTCATCGTCCTTGCAGACTGCCAGATAGAGGGCGCGGTTAATGTTAGTGCCGTGCATATAAACTTGCATCTGGATAAAGTGCATGGGCTTGGATTTCTCCACGCCGTTCTTCACCATGTCATCAAATGATTTCTTCGAGTGGGTCTTAAACTCGGCAACATGACGCGCCTTGGGAGCCTCTGGGACGCCCTTTTCGATCACGCCGTCAAGACTGCCGCTTACATGGTGTCCGAAATCGACCCGCCTCTGGCTGGAGCGAATGTCGATACCAATGTTGCGAAGGTCACGGATGATGGTGTCTTCCTCGCTGTGTCCACGGCGGAACAGACGCAGGATGCGGCCATCGAAATCTTCGACCACTGCCCAGCGAAAGTTAATCCAAAGCCACCTATCGCAATGGTGTCCCAACAGGCTAACGCCCATGTGCGGACGGGGCTTGGACTTTTTGCTTGCGTGGTATTGATCTATCATCGTTGCGATGGTATTAACTGGGTCGGGCAATTTGCTCATTGTGTTATCTCCTTTCCTACAAACTTCCCCCGCCCTAGTGATAGAGCGGGGGTTTTTGTTTACTTAGCCCAAGGTGGCTTTGCGCCGCCCGGTTGCGCGGTAGGCTCTGGAGAAGCAGATGCTGTGACTTGCGGCAATGCGCCGGATGCAGACTTGAACCCGCTAACTTCATTACGGGCATCGTAACCATTTTCGGCTGGCCGAATCTTTACGCGGATGCAGATGCTGCCGCCAACAAGTTCGTCAGTGTCTTGGATTTTAGCCAAGCCAACCGCCCTCATGATCTCACCAAGTTGCTGGCGACCAATGGCCTCAGCCCGTTCGCTTTGGTTACGGACATTGACTGTGCCAAAGACCACACGACCCTGCTGGGTAGGACCAGTGATGTCATAGCGCATGTCAATCTTTTGACCTGTGCCAGCCTTGGTGTTGTTCAGTTCCGCCTTGGTAATGCTGGCGTTGTACCAGCCCTCTGGGATCAGATCATAAGAACGATCCGAAACTGGAAGGCTGTCTGTCGAAAATGTTTCACCTAAAAATGCCATGTCTTAATCCTTTTTAACGATAGTGAATGATGGACGCCCCGGTGTTGAGGTAATTGCGTCCAGTAGTGGGGTAGTAATTGCTGGGTCAGTTGACTTCCAGACTGCCGCATTGATCTCCGGCTTCCACCGGAAGAGGCATTCTAGATGCGCCATCAACCCATGCTCGACTGCAATCTCTTGCAGCTTATCGCTGTTGATTTTGCGATTGATGCGGCCTTCGATCTTGACCTTGTAGCCGTCGGCCTCAAAGTTCGCCGTCTTGTCGAGGTTGGGTGGGACGTTGAACTGCGCCACCATCTGATCCTCAATCTCACGGCGCTCTGCCGTTGCTTCAGCCTCTCTGGCTTTGGCATCTTGCCATTGCTGGTAGATGTTCATCACGACAAACCTCCAATCTTACGGATAATCTCCCCAAGGTCTGGCGACTCCCATGACGCCAGCTTGCCGGAGCGATCCTTAGCCAGCCACAAACCATCGCTGTCGCACATAATGGCACGTTGGGCATTGCCATCGGCATCACGCTCAACCCGTAGGGCAAGCACTTCGTCGAAGAAGTAGGGCAGACCCTGCGTCAACGACTTTCCCGGCATTGATGGATTGTAAAGCAACTTACCCATCTCGTCGGTGGACTTCTCCAACTTGGCGCTCATGTATACATGCTTGCCGGGAAGATCACGGAACGCACGGATCAGTTCCTGCATAACGGTGTTGAGTTCGCCATAAGCAGCGCGGCCATCTTTGTTGGTGCGCAGTTCATGCTGAAGGACAACCTCGGCCACTTCACTGATACTGTCGAGTGCCACGCTTTCAAAGCCAGCGGCTTCTTCGCTGTCCTTGGCCCAAGCATACGCCTCGCGTAAATCTTCCATGTTCTTAATTTCAATATAGGCAAGGTCAGCATCTTGGATGGACAGCAGCCCACCTTCTGCCGACAGAACCACAGGGTTCGGCAGTGTGCGGATAAGAGATGTCTTACCAGCGCCAGCCTGACCATACACAAGCAGCTTAACACCATTGGCGGTTAGACCTCCGGTCTTTTTTAGATTAATAGCCATTGAAGGCTCCTTTCGTTTCAGCACAATTCGGACAATCCAGTTAGTGCGTAGAAATGTCTTTACAGCCAAATTTTGATATGTAAAGGGGAAAAATCACATTAAAAAGGAGATAGTCAGTGGTTGAAATAAACTGGATTAAAGAAGGGCTGTTAGATAGACGCCCAAAGGTTGTGGCGGAACGCACTGGTCTGCATGTCAACACCGTTACCCGCATAAGGGATGGTAAAGAAGATAACCCCAAGATAGACACGCTTAATAGGTTGGCGCGTTATCTGATCGGGGAAGGGGAATAATGGCTGATCTAACAAACATTCTGGGCGGCTCATGGTCACCACCAGCAGAGATCAAGGCTGACCCACCAGAACTACAGCTTCGTGACGCCATAGAGAATAGTGGCATGACACCGCCCAAGGACATTGTCCTTGATGGTAAGATGCACCGCTTCAACTCCGGAACCAAAGGAAAGGGCGGACACGACAAGTCCGGCTGGTATATTGCCTATGGCGATGGGGTTCCCGCTGGCCGCTTTGGCTGCTGGAGGGCTGGCATGGAAATGACATGGAGGGCGGACGTTGGCCGTAAGCTGACGCCATCCGAAGAGATGGCTAATGTCCGGCGCATGTCAGAGGCCAAGGCCGCACGGGACATCGAACTAGCTAAATCGCGGGAGGTGGCATCGAACACCGTCGAGAAGATTTGGTCAGAGGCAACCGCTGCCCATCCGGATCACCCGTACCTTTCCCGCAAGGGCATTGGCGTCAATGGCGCGAGGGTCACAGGCGATGGACGGCTGGTGGTTCCCCTGTTCAGTCCCAACGGCAAATTATCCTCGCTGCAATACATAGATCGTGAGGGCGGCAAGTTATACCACGCTGGCGGACAGACAGGTGGCTGCTCTTGGATGGTCGGAACAATGGACGAACCCGGCGTTCTCTATGTAGCTGAGGGCTACGCAACAGCGGCCACCATCTATCAAGTAACAGGTCGCCCGTGCATTGTGGCATATTCCGCATCAAACCTTGTGCCTGTCACTGGGACAGCGCGGGACAAATACGGCCCAACCCAAGAAATCGTCATTGTGGCGGACAATGATGCGTCTAACACAGGTCAGAAATATGCTGACCAAGCATCAGCCAAGTTTGGTGCGCGGACCATCATGCCACCCTTCCAAGGTGATGCGAACGACTATGTGGCGGCTGGGGGCGACTTGTCCGTCCTTCTGATCCCACCTGTTTCCGATTGGCTTATCCCAGCCGACGAGTTTTGCACTAAGCCAGCCCCTATCAAGTGGATGGTCAAGAACTGGATACAGGAAGATGCCCTCATCATGATCCACGGGCCGTCCGGTGGCGGCAAGACCTTCGTGGCCCTTGATTGGTGTCTGCACATAGCCTCCAAACTGACCAATTGGAACGGACACAGGGTTAAGAATGGAACAGTGGTCTATCTGGCTGGTGAGGGACATCATGGCTTACGTTCGCGTATCTCAGCATGGAAACAGCACCACGGCGTATCCAGTGTCGATATGTGGCTCTCACGGGCTGGTTGCGATCTGAACACCCCTGAAGGCTACATGAAGGTCGTAGAGGCCATCAGGGCGCTGCCGCATCCGCCCAGCGTTATTGTGGTCGATACTCTGCACAGGTTCCTGTCCGGCGACGAGAACAGCGCACAGGATGCCAAAACAATGATTGATGCCTGTGCTGCGCTTATGCGTGAGTTCAATTGCAGCATCATCCTTGTCCATCACACTGGCGTGTCAGATGAGGCCCAGCACCGGGCGCGTGGATCGTCAGCATGGAAGGGCGCGTTGGAGATTGAGATTAGTGTTGTCCCAGCCAAGGGCGACGGACCCATCCAGATCGTCCAGCGCAAGTCCAAGGATGCCGAAGAGGCAAAGCCTGTCTATGCTGTACTGGAACTTGTACAGATCAACGGCTGGTTCGATGAGGATGGTGAGCAAGTGTCCAGTGCAGTCATTGTCCAGACTGAGGCTCCGCCTGAGACACGCAAGGAGGCAAAGCACAAAAGTAACTTCAAGATATTTGATGGCGCTTGGCACAAGGCGGGGTGTGAAGTCAGGGATGACATGCCGTATCTGTCTCGCTCCGCCCTGATAGATCATATCATGAAAGAGGGCTTGGCTAAGAATGAAGATGCGGCAAAGAAAATGTGTCAGGAGAGCCAAATCAATAGGCTTATTGGGACGCTTGTTGTGAGCGAAATGGTGAGCAGACATGAGCATGGTTGGGTGGTAATTTGCCCTGAAAATGCCTCGTCCATGATGATTTCAAGAAGTGACTATAAATAGGGGGTGGACAAGGGTGGACAAGGGTGGACAAGGGTGGACAAAACAGAACTTGTCCACCTAAACTGACGCTTTTCTGCGGTTTTTAGATAGGGGTGGACAAGAAGGTGGACAAGGTAGGGGCAAGGTAGGCAGGGGTGGACGGACAGGACAACACACCTATAGGTGTTGTCCACTTGTCCACTCTGTCCTGCGGGGTGGCCTGACCACTTGTCATTGGACCTCTGGTGATATAGAATTAGGTATGTGGAAAGGGATGTTATGAGTAAGAGTAATGATGAGTCTTGTGGGCAGTGTTTGTTCTTTCAGGGAAGCCCTTCTGGCTCTCATGGATTTTGCAAACGGTTCCCTCCTGTGTTCACGAACATAGACAATGAAGGTCGGGCCAAGTTTTTCAATCCAGTGACCTCACCGTTCAATTGGTGTGGCGAGTTCGAGGACACAGACTGATGTTAGCAATGCGGATCGATACAAGTGACTTTGACAAGGGCATGAAAGTCCTTGCCGAAACGCCTGAGATGATTCGCAAGGCTGTTGTTGGCGCTTTGTCTGACACGGTGGATGATCTTTACACGCGCCAAGAGTTGGAGATGAAGTCGGTCTTCAATAAGCCATCGCCGTATATTCTTAGGGGTCTGAAGAAAAGTTATCCCGGTGGGCGTGAAGGTCAGTCATCAAGGGCTAGGTTCGGGCAAGGTGTTTTAAGGGCTGGGACATACTTTGAATATTTTGGTGGAACTGGTTCGCCTGAGAGTATCGTCAAGCCACATGTGTTTGGTGGACAAAGGCCGCGTAAAGCGTCTGAAAGGCGATTGCAGGATAGAGTGGCACTGCTTGGCGGACAAGACACTGTCCAAGGTAGGAACTATCCCCGTGGATCAGGTGGTGACATTAATGGCGCTCGGTATAGTGAAATGCTGGCGGCAGTTGGTGCATTGTCTGAGACTGCTCGTGCCGCAATGCCAAAGGGTAAGCAGCGGGATCGTAAGAACATCAGCTTCTTTGTAATGAAGCGTGAGGGAGTTCCTATTGGCATTGCAGAGCGTCGTGGCAAGGACGTTAAAATAATGCTTGTAAATACCAGAAAGAAGGCAGTATACAAAAAGCGTTATGATTACTTTGGCGTTGGACAGAAGCAAGTTGCCTACAGTCTGCCGCTGCACTTTAACCGTATTATTAATCGAATGATATCTAGGCTATAACATATGAATGACAATCTCGACCACGAAGGCCCGAAGCATTTGTTTGCTGCGGCTCTGCTTAATGATCTTATGGTTATTTTAGATATGGCTGCAAAGCGTGGCCTTGATCCGCTAGATGAGGATGGCGTACCAATTTACGGTTTTGGTTATTGGTCTGGCGAGTGCGCGAAGGCGCTGAACGTAAAGAAAATTGTTCCATAAATCGTATGGGGGTGGCCCCGCCCCATCCCCGCCGCCTACCTAAATTTTGGCCCATAAATCGTATGGGGGGTGGCGATGCCTCGTAAATCGTATGGGGGGGTAGGTTACAATCTTGCCCCGCTGCGCAACATTCGGTCGCGCAATAATATTGCTTTGGCTTGCAACAATGTTGCTTGAGCCTGTTCCGCTATCATGCCCTATATATATAAGGCCTAAAACGGCCATTGGCCGCGCTTTGCGAATTATTTTCTCCCCGATGCATTTTTTTATTGACGCGGCCATTGGCCGTGCTAATGCGGCTTATCGATTTTAAAAATGGGAGTAAAAATTATGTCTAATACCGCTTTCGGTACGTTTATTCACGCAATCGCTTTTACCGCTATGGCTTTTAAGGCCTTGCTGGCAATTATCGTTTTTTCGGCTCTTTAAGGATTATATCTAATGTCTAACGTAACTTTCGGCTTAATCGTGATTGCAATTTTCTTAACAATTTTTGGCGCAACATTAATTGTCGGACCGGCCCTTGTGGCTGGCAATGTTGTACTGGCTATATTGTGCGCTTGCATGTTCGGCATGTTTGCCGGTGTTTCAATCATTGAACAAAAATAACGTTTAATTTTTTAATATAAGGATCGTTTAACATGTTGCATTTCATTAATCACCCGTTCGCATATAATCACAATAACGTTGACGCGGCCCTGGCTTATGACATTTCGGCCCTATCGCTTGATATTCAATTGCAGATATTGGGCAACGATCACAATCGATCATTGTTTAGCCGATTGCCAGAAAAGCTTTTAGGGATCGACACTAACGCAAAAACGATCAAGGGCGAAAAATATGGGATTAAAACGGCCATATTGTATTTAATGCCAGCCGCTCAATCGGGCGTTCAATTGTGCGCAATGGCCGCAACGGCTGGATGTGAAAAGGGCTGTCTATTTAAGGCAGGGCGGGGCGCAATGAATAGCGTTATGTTATCCCGTTTGCGCAAAACGCTATTTTTCAATCAATATCCCGAATTGTTTATGGAACAATTGCAAGATGAAATTAAGCGCGAAAATGCAAAGGCTAAACGCAAAGGCTATAAGCTTATAGTAAGGCTTAATGGCACAAGCGATATCCGTTGGGAAAATATTCGCGCTTGGGGCAATTCGACAATATTCGATATTTTTTCAGACGTTCAATTTTATGATTATACAAAGCTTGCTAACCGGAAAAACGTTCCGGCCAATTATGATTTAACGTTTAGCTACTCCGGCGTTCCAGATTATGCGCCCTATGTCGCTAAGGCCGTTGCCAAAGGCGATAGAATAGCCGTTGTTTTCCGCAATCGTGCAATCGTTGACGCAATGCTAGCCAATGGCGAAACGTTTCTTGGCTTGCCTATCGTTGACGGTGACAATAGCGACATAAGGCATTTAGAGCCGAAGGGCGTTATTGTTGCGCTATATGCGAAAGGTCCGGCGCGTAAAGATCAATCCGGCTTTGTGGTAGGATAAAGGGCAATGACAATGAAATTAGAACAATCAATGCAATGGCAATCCGATAGTGTCGCAACATATGTTGCCAGTCTTAGGGCAAGCTTAGGCGATAGCGTAAACAATGACGTTATAGACGCAATGGAACAATTGTATCGTGCTGGCTGGAACGATTGCTATCGGCATGTAACGATCAATAAGGCGGTGCAATATGTCTGCGGATCTTAAACAATGGCGCAAAGAGCGCAAGTTAACGCAAGAGCAAGCGGCCCATGCATTAGGGATAGGGCCGCGTCATATACAACGTATAGAAGCTGGCACTAGGCGATTGACACCGACAATAGAACGTTTGCTGGCAATCCTTTAGCCACCACCACCACCGAAACGAAACTAGGGCCGCTTTTGCGGCTCTTTTTTTGTGCCTATCGCATAGGGATATAGGCCAGCCCCATAGAAGCGATTTAAGGCCATGCCCTTGTGCCTAGCTACATGGGCAGCAGGACCTTTTAACATTGCGCCCTAGTGGCCTTTTGCGGGTGTCTATGGCCTATGCCAGCGCGGCATGAAAAGCGGGTCCTATGGGGAGGATGGCCCCTGCGGGTGATTAGGAGCCCGAATCATTTCAAGAGAGAGCAATTTCCGGACCTATTGTTGAAATATTGTTGCGCAGATTTGGGCTAGACAGGCCGTGGCCCTGATGTCACAATGTCAAAACGCATCCATAAGTCCCGTTTTAAACGGAAATTAAAATGATATTTTTACACGAATTTAGGAACCATTGTGACAGCACAGCAGCGTAAACCTACCACTGGTGGGGTTTTGATCGGCTCATCGTATGACGAGGCGCGGACACGCAAGGTAAATGCCGAAGCCGAAATCGCAGAACTGGAACTCGCCAAGATTCGCGGCACTCTGTGCATGACCAACGATGTGGTGGCCGCTTGGGAGAGCGTACTTCACGCCTGTAAGGCAAAGTTTCTGGCCCTGCCTACTAAAGTCGCGCCAATTTTAGCCACAGAGACAGATGTTGTTGTCGCCAAGGATTATTTGGAGAACGCGATCCGCGAGGCTCTGACTGAATTGTCCAACTACCAGCCAAGCATAGACCCTGTCCGCACTGGATCGGTGGCGCAAGAGGTCAAAGAGGAAACGGCGGTGGTCGAGCAGCCTAAGCGCAAGGTCGGACGCCCGAAGAAGGGCCGGACGATAATCGTATGATCGAACAAGCCACCAGACAGGCCGCATTGGAATTGATGGCGAAGGCCATGCACCAGATGACGCCGCCTCCGCGTATGAGTGTGGCACAGTGGGCTGACCATGAACGGCGGCTGGACTCACAGAGTAGTTCGGAGCCGGGTCGATGGGTTACAGCGAGGGCTGAATACCAGCGCGGGATCATGGATGCCTGTTCCGACCCACTCGTTAAAGAGGTTGTGGTCATGTGCGGTGCGCAGCTTGGCAAGTCTGAGATGCTGCTGAACACCATTGGCTATCACATGGCCCACGATCCAGCGCCAATCCTAATGATGCAGCCAACCGTGGATATGGCTCAGTCGTTCTCGAAGGACCGCGTCACTGCGGGTCTTCTCCGTTCAACCCCTTGCCTTCGGGACAAGGTCAAAGACAGTAAGGCTAAAGATGCAAACAATACTACTCTCCATAAAGTTTTTCCCGGTGGTGCTTTATCTCTTGTTGGCGCTAACTCTCCTAGTTCCCTTGCTTCTCGTCCGATTCGTGTTGTTCTTTGCGATGAAGTTGATCGATATCCTCCTTCTGCTGGGGAAGAAGGTGACCCTATATCTCTTGCCAAACGAAGAGCAGCCACCTTCTGGAACAGGAAGATCATTCTAGTATCCACGCCGACAAATAAGGGCGGGAGCCGGATCGAGTCCGCCTACACTGAAAGTGACCAGCGCAAGTTCATGGTTCCGTGCCATGATTGCGGCCATAAACAGGTTCTGGCGTGGTCGAACGTGACTTGGACTGACGATAATCCCAGCACTGGAGCATATCACTGCTCCGAATGTGGGTCGGTCTGGTCCGATACGGAACGGCACAGGGCGGTTCGGAACGGTGAATGGGTTGCTTTCGCGCCGTTCAACGGTGTGGCAGGGTTCCACCTGAACGCACTTTACTCGCCTTGGTCGGTGCTATCTGACGCCATCGAAGAGTTTCTGGCGGCGCGAAAGAACCCAATGCGGCTCAAAACCTTTGTTAACACCTTCCTTGGCGAGACATGGGAGGACGCTGGCGAGGGCGTAGATGATTATTCGGTGGCCCAGCGCAAGGAAGATTACGAAGGCATCCCTGATGAGGTTGTGCTGCTTACGGCTGGGGCCGACGTTCAGGATGACCGCGTCGAGGTTGAGATTGTGGGATGGGGCGCTGGCGAAGAAAGCTGGCAAGTCGATTACCATGTGATTTATGGCGATCCGTCTACCACACAGCTTTGGCACAAGGTCGATGAGGTCTTGCTGGCAACCTATGAGCATCCGTCCGGTGAGCCTATGCTGGTCAGGGCCACCTGTATCGATACTGGCGGTCACCACACACGGGCTGTTTACAACTATGCCAAGACACGCGCCGGACACAGAGTGTTCGCCATCAAGGGTGTTGGCGGAGAGGGCAAGCCAATCGTTGGCCGTCCGTCAAAGAATAACATTGGCAGGGTTCCGCTCTATCCCATTGGTGTTGATACTGCAAAGGAAGTGCATTACTCGCGCCTAAAGATGGATGAGGCTGGCCCCGGATATTGTCACTTTCCAGCCAAGCGGGATGATGAATACTTTAAGCAGTTGACTGCCGAAAAGCAGATGATCCGATACCACAAGGGTTTCCCATCGCGGGTCTGGGTCAAAACCAGAACAAGAAACGAGGCTTTGGACGTTCGAGTGTACGCAATTGCGGCGCTTACAATCCTAAATGTAAATATGGATAGCGTGGCCCGTAAATTTTATGCTAACATGGAAAAGCATAAATTGCCAAATGCGGAAGAAGCTGATAAACCCCATCCTTTAGCGGGTGGTAAAAAAGCTGTCCGCAGGGGTGGCTTTGCTAACAACTGGCGCTGAGGGATAATGGCTAATCTTTTTGACGAGAACGAAGCACCAGAAGGCGAACCACTGAAAATCGTTGTTGGCGATTTTATTCAGTGGAAAAAATCGTCCCTTGCAGAGACATACCCTCCTGCACTTTACTCTGCCAACTATGTTGCGCGGATCACCGCTGGTGGCACAAGTGAGATACAAATAGCAGCTACTGAAACAAGTAAATACTATTTGTTTACGGTCAGCAGCGCAACATCCGCTGCTTTTGTTTCAGGCTTTTACCATTGGCAACTTGAAGTTACGCAAACGTCAAGCGGCAACCGGATTGTGGTTGAGCGCGGCGAGTTTGAATTGGTTCAAGACCTTGACAATAATGGCGCTGATCCACGCAGTCATGCTGAGATTATGCTGGACAAAATTCAGTCTCTTCTACAGGGCCGCGCCGACAAGGATGTATCTTCTTACTCCATTCAGGGTCGATCCATTGCCAAGATGTCCATTGTAGACTTGCTGCAATGGCGTGATTATTATCGCAAGGAAGTTTTAAAGGAGCGGCGCGATAACGCTATTGCTCTTGGAAAGCCGACCAAGACCACGATGAAGGTACGTTTCCTATGAGTTTGTGGCGTGAAGCACTGGGCTTGCCCCAGAAAAAGAACAAAGTAGCAAAGCGTAATTATCACGCTGCGAACACAGGTCGGCTCTTTGCCGACTTTATGGCATCTAGTCGTAGCCCTGATAGCGAATTGCGCCCTGACCTTGTCCTGATGCGCAACCGTTCGCGTGAACTGGCGCGGAATGATGTTTACGTTAAGCGTTTCCTGAACTTGCTGAAGACCAACGTGGTCGGCGATAAGGGCATGACCCTACAGGTCAAGGCTCGGAACACCAACGGATCACTAGATGCCATTGGCAACCAGATCATTGAGGACAGCTTTTATCAGTTTGCGCTGAAGGGCAATTGCACGGCGGATGGTCGCCTAAGCTGGATCGACTTGCAGAAATATGTGATGGAAGCCACAGCCCGTGACGGCGAAGCATTCTTGCAGATCGTCCGAAGCCGCTCGTTTATTCACGGCATTGCATTCCACCCCGTTGAATCTGACCAGATTGACGAGCAGAAGAACGAAAAGCTGCGCAACGGACGCGAAATCCGCATGGGCGTTGAGGTGGATGAGTTCCAGCGTCCTGTTGCCTATTGGGTAAAGAAGCGCCACCCCGGCGATTCTGAGTTCTCGTCCATTTCAATCAATTCGTCCAACCGTATTGATGCCAAGAACATGATCCACGTTTACGATCCGCTCCGCGCTGGTCAGACACGCGGCGAACCTTGGATGGCTCCGGCCATGAGCCAGTTGAAGATGCTCAACGCTCACCGTGAGGCTGAATTGGTCGCATCGCGCATGGCGGCGTCCAAAATGGGCTTCTTCACCTCAGACACTGGCGAAGATGCCCCAGCCGACGATTACGACAACACTGTCCCGATCATCGATGCTGAACCCGGCACGTTCCACCAGTTGCCTAATGGTGTTGACTTCAAGCCGTTCGACCCTTCGCATCCGGCGACTGCCTTCTCTGATTTTCAGAAGGGCATCATTCGCGGGATAGCATCTGGCCTTGGCGTTTCTTACGCTGCGCTGTCAAACGATCTGGAAGGCACATCCTACAGTTCGATCCGTCAGGGTGCGCTGGAAGAGCGCGACTCATACAAGATGATGCAACAGTTCCTGATGGAGCATTTCGTCATCCCGGCTTACAACACTTGGCTTATGCACGTTATGGAGTTCGGATTGATCCCGATCCCAGCTTCGCGCTTTGACAAGTTCTCGTCTGCATCAAGTTTCCGTCCACGCGGCTGGCAGTGGGTCGATCCGCAGAAGGAAATCAACGCAGCCGTCACAGCTATGCACAATGGCGTTATGTCTATGCAGGATGTCGCTGGTCAGTATGGCCGCGATGTTGAAGAGACATTCAGCCAGTGGCAGCGTGACAAGGAAATGGCCGATGCCTTTGGTCTTGAACTAGCATTCTTCCCGTTTGGTGCGAACGAGGCAACTAAGGGTATCGACGAAGAAGAACCAGTTGATTGATTGTTGCGTAATTTGGTGTTATTGTTTCGCCGAAACGCTTTTTGGAGCAACTTATGTCAGAAGTTGAAGATGTCGTAGAAACAGAGGCTGTCGAAGCTGAAGTTGCCGTAGAGGTTGAGGCCGTAGAGGCTGAAATCGTTGAAGAAGCGACTGAGGAAGAGCGCAAGTCTCCGGTAGAAGTGCTTCACCGCGCCATCCACATGCAGCCAAAGGCTATCTCGGAAGAGAAGCGCACTGTTGAGATTGCCGTATCTTCTGAACTGGCGGTTGACCGTTCGTTTGGTCGTGAAATATTGGTCCACGAAAGCCAAGCCATTGATATGGGCTTTGTCGCTTCGGGCCGTGCGCCACTGCTTCTGGACCATGATCCAGAGCGTCAGATTGGCGTTATTGAATCCGTGGAACTTTCTGAGGACCGTGTTCTTCGAGCCAAAGTCAGGTTCGGGCGCTCGGCACTTGCTCAGGAAGTTTTTCAGGACGTTGTCGATGGTATCCGGTCGAATGTATCGGTTGGTTATCGCGTCAACAAAATGGAGCGTTCCACGACGAATAAGGACGAGTATCTTGTTCGCTCTTGGTCGCCCCTTGAGGTATCTGTCGTTTCAATCCCTGCTGACCCGTCAGTTGGCGTGGGTCGTAGCGCGGCTGCTCTCGAACCCCAACCCAAAGTTGAACCATCCATCAAGAAGGAAGTCAAAATGACTGACGAAGTAAACTTGGATGCGGTTCGGGCCGAAGCAAATGCTGCTGCCGCCCGTAACGCCTCCGAAATCATCGCGCTCGGCGCTCGTCACAACAAGCGTGACCTCGCAGACGCAGCCCTCCGTTCGGGCAAGAGCATTGAACAGTTCCGTGGTGAACTGCTTGACGTAATCGGTTCGGACAAGCCGCTTGAAAACGAAAACATTGGCCTGACGAAAAAAGAAATCCGTCAGTTCTCGGTTGTTCGTGCAATTGCTGCTCTCGCAAACCCAAGTGACCGTCGCCTCCGCGAAGCCGCTGCATTCGAGTTTGAAGTCTCGGAAGCTGCTGCACAGCGTTATGGCCGTGGCGCACAGGGCGTTATGCTCCCAACCGACATCCTCGGCGTTTGGAAGCGTGACCTGAACACCAGCGATGACAACGAAATCGTAGCAACGAACTTGCTTGCTAACGAGTTCATTGACGTTCTGCGCAACTCTTCGTCGGTAATGCAAGCTGGTGCGCGTATGCTCCCCGGTCTTGTTGGCAACGTAGCAATCCCTAAAAAGACTGCCGCTTCTGCCGCTGGCTGGATCAGCACTGAAGGTGGCGCTGCATCTGAGTCTGAGCCAGTATTCGGCACAGTCTCGCTGACGCCAAAGAACATCGGTGCATTCACCGACATGACCCGTCAGTTGATCCTCCAATCGACTCCTGCCATTGAGCAGTTGGTCCGCGACGATTTGACACAGGCTCTGGCCTTGGCAATCGACAAGGGCGCATTGGAAGGTTCGGGATCGTCCGGTCAGCCAACTGGTATCTTGAACACCTCTGGTGTTAACAAGCCAACCGCGTTTGCTGCTGCTGTTCCAACCTTTGCTGAAATGGTTGCGATGGAAACTGCTGTTGCAGAAGACAACGCTCTGTTTGGCAACTTGGCTTACATCACGGACGCAGCCACTTACGGCGGTCTGAAGACGAAAGCTAAGGACGCTGGTTCCGGAATGTTCGTTCTCGAAGGCGGTCAAGCAAATGGTTACAACGTAATCCGTACTCAGCAGTCAACTGCTGGTAACGTTTACTTCGGTAACTTCGCTGACTGCATGATCGGTATGTGGGGTGGCCTCGACCTGACGGTTGATCCATACACTGCATCCAGCACCGGAACTGTCCGCATTGTTGCGCTTCAGACTGTTGACGTTGCACTCCGCAACGCAGTCTCGTTCGCATACAACAACGACACGGTATAAGAAATGTTGAGGGCTGATATTTGGAAGTCGTATCAGCCCTCGACTTCTTTGGAGAATGCTATGCAGTACAAGTGCATCCGTGGCGTAATAACATCGCAAGGCCCACTAAATGTGGGTGATGTTGCTACCCTTCCACATGGCGAGGCCTTGGTGCTTATCGCTCAAAAGAAAATCGAAATTTTTGAAGAGGCTGTCCGCGTAGCCGAAGCCCCAAAAGTCGAGCATCGTGATCCTGTAATTAAGCGCAGTCCTAAGAATGGGCGTTGAATCTGCCGCTGATATTCTCGATTTCTTTGAACTCGACGATTTTGCAGATACTGCCACTTACACACCAGTAGGTGGTAGTGCTGTTTCTGTGAACGGTATCTTTGATGCTCCACAGGCCAGCCGTGGCGCAACAGACCTGATGGACATTACAATCCCATCGCCACAGTTTGTTTGCCGCACTGCTGATGTAGCCTCGGCTGCTGATGGGGATGAAATCATTATTCGCTCTGTGGCTTACAACGTGCGCGTTGTACTGACAGACGGAACTGGTGTATCGACGCTTATACTCGAAAAGGTGTAACATGGCGCACGTTCGGCAGCAGATCAGAGACTATGTTGCCGAATTGTTGGTTAAATATATCTATGATAGGTTTGGCATTGTAATCCAAGATCGTTTTAATATTGATCTTAGAGCCAGAGGGTCTGGGGATTTGCTTTCTACAGGAACATTGTACAAGTTTCGTCGTTATGCGCTTGATGAAGAAAAGCTACCCGCTCTCATTGTTTACACCACTACTGACATATCTAGGCTTGCAACCATAGGCCAGCGGACGATGACGCACGACCTTGAGTTAAGGGTGGACATCATAAACAAGGGATCAAGTGTTAGCATATTTGAGAACATTGAGCAGTTTTCAGCGGAACTTATACACGCAGTTGAGGATGACTTCTTATTAGGCGGATTGGCAAAAAGCTGTGTGCTGGCAAGTTCAGACTTTGACGTTGAAACTGGCGGCGAAAAGGCTATCGGTTCTGGCAAGATGATATTTAACGTGCAGTATACAACCGCCATAAATAACTGTCAGGTGTCAATCTAATGGCGCACATAAACCAACAGATTAGGGACAGGGTGGTTACCATCATCGGTGCGCTGCCTTTCTTTTCTGGCCGCGTCTACAAGATGCGTTCATATGCCTTGGATGAAGCAAAGCTGCCAGCGGCTGTAGTTTACACCAACAGTCAATCATCTTCGCTTGTCAGTATAGGCTTCAGGACGCTTCGTGGTTCGTTAAATCTTACGGTGGATATTCACATCAAGGGTTCCAGCGCGACGATAGTAAATGAAATAGATGATGCCTGTGTTCTGATTGAGGACGCCATTGGCTCTGATTTCTCACTCAACGGATTAGTTAAGAGTTGCGTTTTGACTGAAACCGACGTAGACATTAACGTCGAAGGCGAAAAGCCAACGGCCTCTGCTCGGTTGTCTTACGTTGCTGAATATGTTACATCCATAGCTGATGTGGAGACACCAAGATGAAGATGGTCAAAGTTTACAACAAAACTGGCGATGAGATACTCGCTTGTGAGTGTGATCTAGAGCAATATCAGTCTAACGGCTGGGATGTTAAGAAGGCTGCAAAGCCAAAGGTTCAAGCAGAAAAAGTCGAGGAGTCTGAGTAATGGCTACGCATACTGGCAGTGAAGGAACGCTCAAGGTTGGAGCGAACACCATCGCAGAGATTCGCTCCTACTCTTTGGAAGAAACCGCTGACACTGTCGAAGATACTTCGATGGGTGATAGCTACCGTAGCTTTAAAACAACACTGAAGGGTTGGTCAGGCTCCGTTGACGTATTCTGGGATGAGACTGACACGAACGGTCAGGTTGCCCTTGTAGTCGGCGCTCAGGTCACAATCAGCGTATTCCCAGAGGGTGCGTCGGCTGGCGTGTCTGAAAAGTATTATACCGGAACGGCGACTGTGACAGGAAAGACCATCACTGGCAGCTTTGACGGCATGGTGGAATCGACAATCACGCTTCAAGGCACTGGTGCTTTGACTGAAGCAACACTGGCGTAAGGATAAGACATGGCTACCCATACTGGTTCAGAAGGCACTGTACGCATTGGCGCGACCAATAACGTGCTTGAAATTCGTTCGTACTCGGTTGAAGAAACTGCCGATACTGTTGAAGATACCTCAATGGGCGATAGCTATCGCACGTTCAAGACTACCCTGAAGGGTTGGTCTGGATCGATTGATGTGTTCTGGGACGAAACTGACACCACGGGTCAGGGCGCATTGGTTCCCGGTTCTGAAGTAGCCATCCGGTTCTATCCAGAGGGCGCTACAACCGCAGACGTTTATTTAACGGGTCAAGCCATTGTAACTGGCAAGACTATCACAGGCAGCTTCGATGGTATGGTGGAATCCACTATCACTGTTCAAGGAACAGGGGCTTTGACTAGCGCGGCTGTATAATTAAGGAAGATTAATATGAGTATTGCCAAGCGTATTGCAGAGCGGACATCGAATAAGCGTCACATAGACGTTCCAGAGTGGGGTGATGAAGGCAAGCCAGAGAAGGTCTATTACGGCCCTCTGCTTGCCGGTGAGTTAAACCGCATCCAGCGCAAGCATCCTAACTTCCTCAATTCAACATCGTTTGATGCAATGGTTGACCTCATCATTCTTAAAGCTGAGAATGGTCAAGGTGAAAAGCTGTTCACGCTTGAGGACAAGGCTGTTCTGATGCGTGAAGAAGTATCTGTGATCTCTAATGTCGCTGCCGCATTTATGAGCGGAGATAGCGTCGAGGAGCAGGAAAAAAACTAAGAAACGATCCGCTTAGGTATAATTTAATTACCTTGGCGGATCGGCTTGGCAAAACCATTGCGGAGATTGAACAAATCTCAATTGAAGAGTATAACGAGTGGGTAGCATTCTTCAAAGTGAGTGAGGAAAACCAGAAGCGTGGCAGAGCAAAATCTTGATTTTAACATTGTTGCTCATACGCAAGGTATGGAGGCAATCGCCAATCTGATAAATCGGGTTGGCGCACTTGAGTCTGCGACCAAGAAATTAGATAATGCTTTTTCACAAATGCAAGGTTCTACTGGCGGCGTTGAGGCTGCGGTAAGAAAAACCGGAAGCGGCCTTGATGCTGCTGCCAAGCAGATTCGCAATGCCCGTCAAGGCACTCAACAGCTTGGGATGCAGTTTAACGATCTGGCTACATCCATATCGACTGGTGCAAGTCCGGTTCAAGCCTTTAACCAGCAAATAGGCCAAATTGGTTTTGCTATGTCCATGATGGGCGGCAAACTGGGGGCGCTTGGGTCTTTCTTGGCTGGCCCTTGGAGTATCTTGGTTATTGGCGCTGCAATGGTGCTTGGGCCACTTATAGAGGGTCTACTTGATACAGGAGCCGCTGCTGAAGAAGCCAAGAAGAAGGCAGACAATTTAAGTAAGGCAGAGAGTGCATTTCGTGACAGCACCCTAAAACTAATGGAATCACGCTTGGCTTTGCAAGGGCCAATTGAGAAGAATGTTGAGGGTTATCGCAAACTGTATGTGGCATCACTTAACGCCGCTAACGCTGATTTAGCGTCAGCTAGGACGGCTGTTACTGCGGCGCAGCAAAGAATTAGGGCTGCTGAAATAGAAGCTAAAACCATAGCGCAGTTAAAATCTGGTTCTAGGGAAGGTAAAACCGGAATTGGAAAATCAGGCTTGGCAGGGATTATTGGCTCTGCCGTAGGCTTTGGCCTTGACCTTTTTGGTTATGGTAAAGGTGGGCAAGCCGCAAAAGAAGAAAAAATGGTTGCTGATACGGCTGCTAATATAGCTGAAGCTGGGGTGAACGCGGCTCAAAAGATACTGAATGACTTTGAGAAAGATGCTGCAAGGGGCTTTAAAAAACCACTTACCGAAGCGCAGCAAAGGTCTGCTGCAAGAAGGGCCGCTGCTGAAGCCAAGCGAATTGCAAAAGAAGCAGAAGCAGCCCGTGAAAAAGAAGCAAAATCCATAGAGTCATTTATGGACAAGATCGGCAAAGTCGGGATGAAGGAAATCCCAGCGTATCAGCGGCAAATTGCTGAATTGGAAAAAGACTTCATGGAACTGTCTAAGACAGGCCAAGCCGCGACCATTGCGCCATTTAAGGCTGCGGTGGAATCCATTGAGATGAGCGCATATAGCGATGCTTTAGCGGAAAACGCTAAGGATGCTGAAAAGATGATTGCTGACATTGTAAAGGACACTCCAGAAATAAAAATGAGTGTAGAGATGGAAGCTATAATAAGCCGGGCTGATGACATGCGTACTTCATTCGAGTCCGTAGGCCAATCTGTCAGCGACGCCTTCAAGGGCATGTTGACTGGTGCGACATCATTTAAAGATGGTATGCGCAGCATCATCGGTTCTGTGATTGACGAATTATGGAAGTTGTTTGTTGTGCAACAAATCGTTGGTTTTATAACTGGTACTGTAGCGCCAGCCCTTGGTATTAAGTTGCCAAAAAGGGCATTGGGTGGTTCGGTAGACAGCAATAAGCCCTACATGGTTGGTGAACGCGGCCCAGAACTGTTTGTCCCCGGCGGTAACGGCACAATCATTCCCAACAACAACATGCGCGGTGGCAACGGAGGCGGAAGCAGCTTTAACATCAGCGTAGACGCCCGTGGCTCAAATGATCCAGCCGCTGTTCGCGCTCAGGTAATGCAGGGCATCCTTGAGACTGCTCCGGCAATTATCGCAGCGGCAGAGTCGCGCACAATCTCAAATCTTCGTAGGCCACGCCTCGGTGGAGCAATGCAGTAATGGCGACAATTACATATCCTTCAACGCCAAGGCCGCAGGGCATGGCATGGCGGCTGCTTATGCCAGCGCAGACCAATGTATCTGATTGGACGGGTCGGCGTCAGACGATTGCCTCTGGTCGTGGCTGGTGGGAATGCCAAATAACGTTTCCGCCAATCATAGGCACGACAAACATCAATGCTTGGCGCTCGTTTATTGCCAAATCGCGTGGTGCGGCTAATGACTTTCAGGTGAAGGTGGACCCAACTGCGCAGTCGGCATCAACAGCTACCCCATTGGTGAACGGCGCTGGTCAGACAGGGCGGACGCTGAACACAGACGGCTGGCCTCTGTCAACAACTGTCTTACAGGCTGGTCAGTATGTCACCATTAACAACCAGCTTTTGCAGTTGACTGAGAATGTAACGTCAAACGGATCGGGCGTTGCCACCCTGACTTTTGAGCCACCCATTCGTACACCGTCATCTGACAACGCAGCGATTGAATACAAGAACCCGTTTTGCCTAATGTATCTGGTAGAGGAGCCAACGCTTTCAGTTGAGACAGGTTATGTGTATAGCCTCTCGCTGAACTTACGGGAGTCCTTCTAATGGTTGATGCAACCACACAGGCTGCACTTGAAGCCACAGTCGTTAACTGGCGCGTTCTAATCTATGCTGACTTTGTTGACGATGTCCTGCGCGGCACAAGCGGTCTTTATGATAAGACAATCTCTGGATCAGGTGATTCTGAATTAGATGGAACTTACGAAAGTTTTGATCACAATCTAATAAATGTATCTCCTGTTAAACATAATGAAACAGGCTCTGATACCGTGGCAATATCAATGAGCGGACTTTTGGTAAACAATGCTGACTTTTTGGCTATTATTGGCGACAAGTCAAAGTGGCAGGGGCGCATTGCAAGACTTTGGTTCTATTGTGTTGATCAAAATGAAAGCCAAGTTGGTTCTGTTGTAGCTTATTACACTGGTTACATGAACGAGGTAAGTATTTCTGGGAGCGCGGATAGCCAAACAGTAACGCTGACAATAGAAAACTATTTAGCCAGTATAGCTGGCGCACAAAACAAAACTTATCTTATTCAGAACATCTTTGACGCTGGCGATCTAAGCGCGGAAACATCTATAGCCGCAGCAAACGGTATGGCTGAAGCTGGTAGCTATGGCTACGGTGGTGGTGGCGGCGGTGGCTTTGAAGACGGAAGCAATGGGAATTTTCGATGAGAATATCAACTTGGGAAGAAGCCCTATCCAACTACATTATTACCAAGCGCCATGAGCCGTTCGAGTATGGCGTTAATGATTGTTGCTTGTTTGCGGCAGGGGCCGTTGAGGCTATCACGGGCGAAGACCCTATGTCTGAGTTCCGTGGCAAGTATGACAGCCTTAAAACTAGCCTGAAGGCAATTAAAGACATTGGCGCAGGAACCCTTGAGGCCACTATGGATGGCAAGTTTCCAGAGGTAGCAATAGGCCATGCGCAGCGTGGAGACTTGGCTTTCTTTAATGACAGCGTTGGAGTAGTAGTAGGTGGCTTCGCTTATTTCGTTTCAGACGATGGATTGGAGCGCATTAACCGATCCTTCTGGGGCAAGTGTTGGAGTGTAGGCCGTGGGTAAGACTCTAAAAACTATTGCGATAATTGCTGCTGCCGTTGCTGTTGTTGTTTTCGCACCAGAAATTGCTCTTGCACTTGGTCTTAAAGCTGCGGCTGCTGGTACTATTGCGGCTGTGGGCGCTTCAATTGCTCTCTCTACAGCCTCAATGGCGCTTTTTGGCCCAAAGATACCAAAGACACAAATATCGCGCCTCAATGTCAGCCTTGATCCATCCACACCGCGCAAGGTTGTGCTTGGAACAACAGCTATGCCGCTAGACCTCCGCTACCACGAATCCAGCGGAACAGATCAAGAGTATATTGATTATATTATTGCTGTCGCGGCTCATAAAGTTGCCTCTATTACCGAAATGTGGTTTGAGGAAAAACAAGCGTGGACACTTGCTGGCGGCGTTACAGCCACCTATTCTGGATATCTAACGGTAACAGTTGTCACCGAGGGGACTGCTGCCAACTATATTTCTATTAACGGCGGAACAAAGTGGGGATCAAGCCGCCGCCTTACTGGTTGCGCTTATCTGCATCTTCGCATCAAACGCACAGGCAATGTCAAAAAAGCGGAAAGCCCTCTGGCAAGTGGCTTGCCAAGTCGCGTAACTGTTATTGGCGATGGCGCTCTTCTTTACGATCCGCGCAAGGATAGCACTGTGCCGGGTGGCTCTGGTTCACACCGTGCCAACAACCAAGCCACATGGGGCGCTTACACCAATGCGGATGACACTGACAATCCTGCGTTGCAATTACTTTGGTGGCTGCTTGGTTGGGAGATTAACAGCAAGTTATCAGTTGGTTGTGGTGTTCCCTATAGTCGCATAGACATGGAGTCTTTCATTACAGCGGCCAACACCTGTGATGAAAACATAACTTTGGCAATTGGCGGAACTCAGAAACGTTACCGCACCAGCGGAACTGCATCTGATGCTGATGACCGCATGGAAATCATTAACAACTTGCTTGCGTCAATGAACGGTACACTTCGTGACAATGGCGGCAAGTTGACGGTAACGGCAATGAAGAACGACCTTGCCGACTATGTGCTTACCTTTAATGAAGGCGACATGCTGGGTGAGTTTGATTGGCAGCAAACTCGCGGATTGACCGAAAACTACAACATTGCCCGTGGCCGTTATGTCGATCCATCAAACAACAGCCTTTATCAAATGGTGGACTATCCAGAGGTAGGCTTTGCGGCCCCTGATGGCATTGAGCGCGTTATGTCCCTTGATCTTCCATATATTGAAGATGGTCGCCGTGCGCAGCGCATTGCCAAGCAAGTTTTGCAGCGCAATCAGTATCGCGGGATGTTTTCGACAACCTTTAACGCCAAAGCACTGGGCTGTCAGGTTGGTGATGTTGTGCGCATTAGCCTTGAGTCTTTAGGCTGGTCAAACAAACTATTCCGCGTCATCAGTCAAGAAATCCGCTTTGACGGTCAAGTTCCAATGGCTTTGGTCGAAGAAAACGCGGCTATCTATGCGTGGGATGCGGATGATCTAGCGCCAGTGACGCCAACTGCGCCAACAATCTATGATCCGCTAAACAATCCGCTTATCCTAGGCATTAATGAAGCTACCGTTGTTTCTGGCTATCTAACCAACGAGGCCATAACCCTTGCGGCAGATGCAAGCGGAAACGTCATCAGCTTTGCCACGGCTACAGGCACTTTTAAGATGTTTGAGGGAACTGTCGATGTAACCACTACATCTACGTTTGCTTTAACTGCGTCATCAGGGATCACCGCCAGCATCAATGCTACGACAGGGGTATACTCTGTTACTGCGATGAGCGCATCAACCGGCTCTGCAACCTTTACCGGAACGTACAATGGCACGACCATTACCAAAGTTTTAAGCGTTGCAAAATCACAAGAAGGCGCTGATGGTACATCTGGCGCTGCGGCAATTAGTGGCTATCTTACCAAAGAAGCTGTGCAACTATTTGCGTATGCCAATGGTAACGTTGTTTCCTACACGCCAGCATCCGGCAGCTTTAAGGTATTTAGCGGCGCTACGGATGTAAGTGCATCGTTCAGCCTATCGACTGTAAGTAATCCACAGACATTGACCGTGTCTTATGTTGGGCAGACCTACTCGGTCACGGCTGGCTTTGATAACAATGAGGATACTGCAAGCGTTACGATCCGCGCTACCGGATCAGGAGCCTATACTGGTGTAACGGTTGACAAGGTCTTTTCGTTGTCAAAGGCAAAGGGTGGTTATGAGATTGTAGCTACATTGCCTAGCACCGATCTGTTTGAAGGCAGAATCGTTTTTCTAACAACAGACGATAAGTTGTATCGCTATACTGGTGCGGCATGGACGGCGGCAGTTCCTGCTGTTGATATTACAGGAACTCTAGCTGATGCACAGATTGCAGCAGTTGCCGCTGCCAAGGTCACGGGCCAGATCACTGGAACTCAGATTACGGATAGCGCGATCTCATCGCCTAAAATAGCCGCTGGGGCTGTTATCGCTGGTAAACTCGCAGCCGACTCAGTTCAAGCTGCAAACATTACCGCTAGCGCGGTTACCGCTGGGAAGATTGCGGCAAACGCTGTAACGGCGACAGAGATATCCAGCAATGCTATTACGGCTGACAAAATTAGCGCGGGTGCAATTACTGCGGCAAAAGTCGGCACGAACGAAATTGTTGCTCTATCTGCCAACATTAAAGACGGCGTAATCCAGACTGCCAAGATTGGCGACCTTCAGGTAAGCACCCTCAAGATTGCTAACTTTGCTGTCAACTCAGTATCTGCGGTGCAGACAAGCACTTCAGTTGTTGTACCAGCATATACCACTTCGGGAACTATTCTGTCGCTTACGTTTACCAAGGTTGGTAGTACTGAATCAAATATTCAAATTCGTGTGACATCAACCCCGAATAGTAGCGACCTTATTGCGTATGCACTTCTGAATAGGACTGGGCAGGGTCTACTTACAAGTGTTGTCGGCTCTGCTGGGAATGGTAGTTTTACAGCCGCCGTTCCTTTAATTATTGAGCATTTAGACGCTGGGCTTTTTCCGGGAACCTACACTTACACCGTGCAATTCGACAATCAATTTTCGTCATCATCACTTAACCTGACTACTTATGCGCCCGTCACACTAACTGTGCAGGAGGTAAAAAAGTGATAAAGTTCTTCATATATGACGGCCAGAGCGGCAGGATAATGCGATCATTTTTTAGCAGTGACCCAGAGGCCGTGACGCTAAATTTACAAGATGGCGAACAAGCTATTGAGATCGATACCACTATCGAAAACCCTTACGTTTTAAATGGCGCTTTGGCTGAACGCCCAGAGAATCCTGCAACGCTTAACGGTACTGTTATTGAGAACATCCCAGTTGGTACTGTATTGCTGTTTGATCAGCAATACGCCATAATCGATGATGGCACGGCAGAATTAGAGTTTCCGTTCCCCGGCACATACCCTGTCACAGTTTATTGCTTTCCATATCTAAACAAAACGTTCGAGGTAGAATATGCGCCTTAAATTTACCGACGATTACGCCCAACGGCGTAAGGAAGCCTATCCACCTATTGGCGATCAGTTGGACGCGCTGTGGAAGGGCGGGGCAGAGATGGAAGCGATGCTGAAAAAGATTGCAGACGTAAAGGCGCGTTTCCCTAAATCATGAATACTCAGTTGGCATCTAAGCTATAAAGTGCTAAACATGTGGCGCGAAAGGGATACCAATGGCATTTATCTACGACCTGACTGACACTTGGAACAATGGCGGTACTTCGTTCAACGGCATAAAGTTGAATGTTACCGACACTGCTAGTGCGGCTGGTTCAAAATTGCTTGATTTGCAGATTGGTACAAATTCTAAATTTAATGTTAGTAAAACTGGTAAGGTAACGGCTACTGGAATTGTAGAAAGCACTACTGGCGGATTCAAATTTCCAGACGCAACTACACAAACAACAGCAAGTCCAACCACATTGGCTCAATTGTCTGATGTAGATTTATCAAATCTTGTTGATGGTAATGTTTTGTGTTACACAGCGTCAGTCAATAAGTGGCAAAATCAGGCGCGTGAAAATCTTGTTGACGGAGGAAACTTCTAATGGCTAATACACTAAGAATCAAACGTAGAGCAAGTGGTGGTGCTGGAGCGCCAGCCAGCCTACAGAACGCTGAATTAGCCTTTAACGAAGTTGATAACGTACTTTACTACGGTAAGGGAACTGGTGGCGCTGGCGGATCAGCGACAACTGTTGAAGCTATTGCTGGTAGTGGCGCTTATGTTGCTCTTACTGGCGCTCAGACAGTTGCTGGCGTTAAGACCTTTTCCGATACCATTAGCGGCTCAATCACTGGCAATGCTGGTACTGCGACAACTCTTGCCACTGCACGAAACCTGTCTCTAACTGGTGACGCAACTGCGACCCTGAGCAGCTTTAATGGTTCTGCTAACGTCAGTGCGGCACTTACTCTCGCAACCGTAAACTCCAATGTTGGCACATTCACAAAGCTGACTGTTAATGGCAAGGGCTTAGTAACCGCTGCCGCGAACGCGATCCTTAACGATATTAGCGCACCAACGTCCGCCTTCTCGTTTAACTCGCAACGGATTACGAACCTTGCAGAGCCAAGCGCATCGACTGACGCTGCAACTAAGAACTACGTTGATAGCGTGGCACAGGGCTTGGACGTAAAGGCATCTGTTGTTGCTGCAACTACTGCTAACATCACACTCACAGCGCCACAAACCATTGACGGCATTTCTGTCATTGCTGGTGACCGTGTCCTAGTTAAGAACCAAACAACTGCTTCTGCTAACGGTATTTATGTTGTTGCTGCTGGCGCTTGGACAAGAGCCGTTGACGCCGATAGTTGGGCTGAATTAATCAGCGCATTTGTGTTTGTTGAGCGTGGCACAGTCAACGCTGACACTGGCTATGTTTGCACTGTTGATGCTGGCGGGACGCTTGGCTCAACTAACGTCACATTTGCTCAATTCTCTGGCGCTGGCACATATGTTGCTGGCAACGGTCTTGCGCTTACAGGTAACTCGTTCAGCGTTACTGGCACTTCCAACCGTATTTCGGTTAGTGGCTCAGGCGTTGACATTGCTTCGACCTATGTTGGTCAAACGTCAATCACCACGCTTGGAACGATTGGAACCGGAACGTGGAATGGATCGACCATTGGCATCGCTTATGGCGGCATTGGTCTAACAACTGCTGTTAATGGCTTGTTGAAGGGTAACGGAACAGCTTATTCAGTTGCAGTTGCTGGAACTGATTATCTTGATCCAAACAGCACGATTGACGGCGGCACGTTCTAAAAAATACCACCCTGCTATATAGCAGATAAAGGAAAGCCACATGGCAAATAAATTAAAGATCAAAAGATCGGCAGTATCTGGGAAAGTTCCATTGTCTGCCGATCTGGAACTTGGTGAACTTGCGCTCAACACATTTGACGGCAAGCTTTATACCAAGAAGGATAACGGCACGGTTTCAGTTATTGAGATCGGCGCTGGTGGTGGTGGTAGTGGAACGGTAACGTCTGTGGCTGCTTCTGGCGGCAGTACTGGCCTAACATTTACCGGATCACCAATTACTACATCCGGCACTTTGACGCTTGGCGGTACTTTGGCTGTCGCCAATGGTGGCACAGGCGCTACCACCGCAACTACGGCCCGTTCAAACCTTGGCGCTGCCGCATCGGGCGCTAATGCTGACATTACATCTATGACAGCAATTACAGGCGGTATTTCTTCGCCTGATTTTGTGCAATTTGATACAACGGCCACAGTTACACCAGCAACCGGACGCCTTTATTTTAATGATGGCGAAGGTGGCCTGTCCTACACGCTTAAAGGCGGCAATGTCGTTCAAGAGGTAGGCCAATCGCAGCAAGTGCTGGTGTATAACGGGACAGGCGCGACACTTACCAAGGGCCAAGTTGTTTACAGCAACGGTGCGCAAGGGCAGCGTCCTACGGTTGCACTAGCCTTGGCAACGAGCGATGCAACATCTGCACGGACGCTGGGTATTGTTGCTGAATCCATTGCTAACGGCGCAGAAGGTTGGATATCAACTCTTGGGATTGTTGAAAACATTGACACATCCGCATTCACTGCTGGCGCACAGCTTTATCTGTCAGGCACAACTGCTGGCGCGTTAACTCAAACAAAGCCATATGCTCCTATTCACATGGTGTATGTTGCACGGTGCATTAAGAGCAATGCTTCATCTGGTCGCTTGTTCGTCACTGTTCAAAACGGCTATGAGCTTGATGAGCTTCACGATGTGTCGGCAGTTTCGCCAACTAACGGTCAAACTATCGTTTACAATAGCACCACATCTTTGTGGGAAAAGAACACTGTATCACTGACGGCTGGCGTGAATGGCACATTGCCTATCTCAAATGGCGGGACAGGCTCTACTACGGCAGCTAACGCCCTGACCGCTCTAGGCGCATACCCAGCGGCCAACCCAAGTGGCTACATTACATCGTCTGCTCTTTCACCTTACTTGACCAGCGCAACCGCTGCTACTACTTACCAGCCGCTTGATGGCGACCTTACTGCTATAGCTGCGTTGGCTGGAACCACTGGTTTTGTTAAAAAGACGGCAGCTAATACCTACGCGCTTGACACAGCATCCTACCTGACCGCCAACCAGACGGTCACGCTATCAGGTGATGTCACAGGAAGTGGCACAACAGGTATTACAGCAACGCTTGCAAATACAGCGGTGACAGCGGGTAACTACACCAGCGCCAACATCACTGTTGATGCCAAGGGGCGGATAACAGCGGCTGCAAATGGCAGTAGCGGCACGGTCACAGGCGTAACGGGAACTGCGCCTATTGTCAGTTCTGGCGGAACTGCTCCAGCTATCTCTATCAGCGCAGCAACTACTGGAGCCGCTGGTAGTATGTCGGCTGCTGACAAAGCCAAGTTGGATGGAATCGCTGCAAGCGCCAACAATTACGTTCTGCCCAAAGCAACGGCGACAACATTAGGCGGCGTAGAGGTATTTGATGCTGCCGTGCAAACGACGGCAGCTAACGCTGTAACTACCACGGCGTCACGGAGCTATGGCGTTCAATTGAATGCTGCTGACCAAATGGTCGTGAACGTGCCTTGGACTAACTCTGGCGGCACAGTAACATCTGTTGCGGGTACAGGAACTGTGTCTGGCTTGACACTGTCTGGAACTGTAACGTCATCCGGATCGTTGACCCTTGGTGGAACACTGGCGGTAACGGCATCCAACTTTGCCTCTCAGACTGCCAACACTATCCTTGCCGCTCCTAACGGTGCAGCGGGTGTTCCTACGTTTCGCGCCCTTGTCGCAGCGGATGTTCCAACACTCAACCAGAATACAACAGGCACATCTGCGAATGTTACTGGAACTGTGGCGATTGCAAACGGCGGTACAGGAGCGACAACTGCAGCCGCTGCGCGTACAGGTCTTGGCGCTACGACTGTCGGTGCGAACGTCTTTACACTAACTAACCCATCCGCAATTACGTTCCCTAGATTTAACGCCGACAATACCGTCTCCGCTCTTGATGCAGCTACCTTCCGCACAGCTATCGGTGCTGGCACTGGGGGCGGTACGGTAACGTCAATCGGTGGTACAGGCACGGTCAATGGTATAACGCTCACTGGCTCGGTGACTTCTACGGGCAACCTTACCCTTGGCGGTACGCTGAGCGGCGTTAACCTGACGACGCAAGTCACAGGCGTCCTTCCAACTGCTAATGGCGGTACGAACCTCTCCAGCTTTACCTCTGGCGGTGCGGTATACGCAACTTCGACCAGCGCGCTGACCACAGGCACACTTCCTGTAGCTTCTGGTGGTACAGGCGTTGCAACGCTGCCCGCTAACAACGTCCTAATTGGCAACGGCACATCTGCGGTAACGGGTGTAGCACCCGGCACAGCAGGTAACGTCCTTACTAGCAATGGCACGGCATGGACGAGTACGAGTGCAGCAGGCGGCTCCGCGTTTCAAGCTGTCGCTTCTGGAACGCTGGCAGACGGCTCTACAGTGGTTATAAACGCCGATGGAACTGTAAGCGCAGTTTCGCTTGTTAATAAAGCTTTAGGTACTACCGTAAGCCTTAGTGGTGCTGGTAACAATGTAGTAGCTACTTACGACAGCGTTACGCAAAGAGTTGTAGTCGCGTATTCTGCGAGCGGCGCAAATGGCCAAGCGGTTGTCGGAACAGTGAGTGGAACAAGCATCAGCTTTGGCACCCCAGTGGCGTTTATAGCTACTACTGCCAGTTTGATTTCTATTACCTACGATACTACACAACAAAGAGTTGTAATTGCTTATTCGAACTCCTCGGGTTCTGGATATGGCACAGCAATCGTTGGCACCGTAAGTGGGACGAGTATCAGCTTTGGCACCGCAGTGGTTTTTAACAGCAATAACACCCCGGGTACAACATGCACTTACGATAGCGTTGCGCAAAAAGTAGTCATTGCATATCAAAACGGCGGCGCTGGTCCCGGCGTTGCGAAAGTAGGAACTGTAAGCGGTACAAGTATTAGTTTTGGAACTGTTAGTGCTGCATTCAGCCCCAATTATCCCGGTGCATCTCGGTCCACTTACGATAGTAACGCGCAAAAAGTTGTGATTGTTTATTTTGACAACACCGCCAGTAATCTCAAAGCTACTGTTGGAACAGTAAGCGGGACGACTATAACTTTTGGAACGGGTGTGACTGTTGCAGTCGGTAATGGAACCGCTGAAAACTATGACATTACTTACGATAGCGTTGCGCAAAAAGTTGTAATTTCATATCAAAACGGAGCTTTTGATACGGGGTTTGGCGCTGCTCGTGTAGGAACTGTGAGCGGTACAAGTATTAGTTTTGGAACTGCGGTGGTGTATGAATCTTCAATTGTGAACAGGGCTTCTATTACTTACAATGCACTGCGAGGGAATGTCACTATAGCGTATGCCCAAGGAGCTAACGCATCTGCAAATCCCGGATATGTTATTGAAGGAACTGTAAGCGGAACCAGCATTAGCTTTGGCACTCGGACAGAATTTTCCGCCACCGAAGTATCTAGTGTGGATATTGTATATGATTCGGCTCAAACTAAACTTGTTATGGCATGGGGGAACTCGTCTACAGGGACTGGTGGGTCGCGTGTTTATGAAAGCGGATTACCAACTAACCTCACCGCTGAAAACTTTATCGGCTTCAGTAATGGGGCTTACACGAACGGGCAGACGGCCACTATCCAAATCGTTGGTGCGGTCGATGATGCACAGTCTGGCCTAACGCCGGGACAGTCTTATTTTGTGCAAACTACCGGAGCGCTAGGCTTGACGGCGGGTAGCCCATCCGTATTTGCCGGTACAGCTGTTGCAGCAAGCAAGATTATTGTAAAAGGATAAGCCCATGCAAACCATCGTTGAAAATTCTACTGGCCTCTCTAAGTATCTGCTTGATGATACAGAAGTCGTTGTATTGAATGAGGACGCCATCGTCGTTGGCGATCCGGCTGAGTTCATAATCGCCGACCTTAACGCCAGCACTGCAACCATATACGAAGGTATTACTGCCCCCGACGATTGGGTTGGTAACAAGTATACCTTCGACGGTACTGATTGGACGCTGGACCCAGATTGGGCCTCGTATCGGCAATCATTGCGTGATATTACAACCCAAAGTGACCCGTTCAACATTAACTGGCCCGTAGCACCATGAGCGTACATTCAATACTAAATCACTTGGGGGATAACGTGAAGCATATCGCTGACGGTTTGGCGGTTGCGGCTGCTTTCGGTACTTTGGTGCAGTTTCTGCCGCCACTGGCATCTCTGTTGACTATAGTTTGGATGACGCTACGCATTTACGATTGGATTGAAGCAAGGCTCTCAGGGGGGCGCTTGCCAGAAGAATAGGGTGTTTAATGACTCCATTAAAAATAGACGAGAACCTGTACAACTATTGTACGCCTCGTCAGAGGGAAACCCTTGAAGCCATAGAACGTCTTGGCAGTGCTAGGGCGGCGTCCGTTGAATTGGGCATGAACATTGGCGGCGCAAGCGAGACTTATCTTGCCGTCAAGAAAAAGGCTGCAAAGAAGGGATATGCCCCAGAGCATGACTTCACTCGCCCAGTGCCGGATGGATATGTAGCAAAAGGCGTCAGCACCTATTACAATGCAGAGGGCAAGCCAGCCGGACAATGGGTCAAGGCGTCACTAAGCCATCAGGCTCTGGTGGACGCCATGCGTGAGTCCATAGATGGCTTCAAGGACGAAATACTGCCAGCAAGTGTTATCGTCGCCCCAGAAGGCTCTGAGGAGCATCTGTGCAACCTTTACACCTTTACCGATTACCACCTTGGCATGTTGGCGTGGCACAAAGAGGGCGGCAGCGATTGGAGCATTTCCATCGCAGAGAAAACGATTCTGGCTGCGCTGGTACAGATGGTCAATCAAAGCCCAAATGCACACACAGCAGTGCTAAATATCCAAGGTGACTTTCTGCATACGGATGGCAAGACGCCTGTCACGCCAGCATCAAAGCACGTTCTGGATGCCGACAGCCGCTTTCCTAAGATACGCCGCTCCGCAATCCGGATCATCCGCTCACTGGTGGCGATTTGCTTGCAACGCCACCAAGAGGTGCGTTTAATTATCGCTGAGGGCAACCACGACGAGGAAAGCGCAGGATGGCTGTCAGACCTGTTCGCTGTGCATTACGAAGAAGAGCCTCGCGTTACTGTCAATGACAGCGTGTTGCCATTCTATGTGCTTGAATGGGGCGCTACCATGCTAGGCATCCACCACGGCCACAAGGTCAAGAACGAGTCCCTGCCGCTGCTGTTTGCGGCACAGTTCCCGCAAGAATGGGGTCGCACTACTAGGCGCGAGATACACTGCGGACATCGCCACCACAGGGACGAAAAAGAATATAACGGCGTAACGGTGGTGCAACATCCAACGCTAGCTGCTAGGGACGCTTATGCCGCCCGTGGTGGCTGGATTGCAGATCGTGCAGCTTGGGCTATAACCTATCATAAAAAATATGGAGCCGTAGGGCGAGTTATGATAACAACTGAGATGTTGGAGACATCGCATGAACAACAATTTTGAAAAGGCACTTGCCTTAGTGCTTGAGCATGAGGGCGGTTATGTAAACCATCCGAAAGACCCCGGCGGCGTTACTAACAGAGGTGTCACGCAAGCCGTGTATGATGCCTATCGCAAGGTTCGTGGGCGCGGGCCGCAGTCGGTAAAGTTCATAACGGATTACGAATTACGGGCGATCTACAAGTTCCAGTATTGGGACAAGGTGCATGGCGACTTTCTGCCAATCGGATTAGATTATGCTGTGTTTGACTTCGCAGTCAATTCTGGCGTTGGTAGGGCATCTAAATCACTCCAAGCTGTTCTAGGCGTTGCACAGGACGGCCAGATTGGAGCAAGAACCCTTGCCGCCATCACAAGCCCCGTAAAGACCATTAACGCGCTGTGTGACCGCCGTATAGGATTTCTGCGCAACCTTCGTACTTTTATGACATTCGGAAAGGGCTGGACAAGGCGGGTGAAAGACGTTCGCGCCCATGCATTAGAGATGGCAACATGATTAGTATGCTCTGGACACCAAATGGTCGCAGGGTTGCTGCCTTTGGCGCTCTGCTAGGTGGCTGCATCATCATGACCATTTTTGCCTCTATTGGCGTGTGGTTGGTGTCTGGAAACGCAACGTACAGCTTTTATCTGGCTCTGGCTGCTCATGCGCAGATTATGCTTGGCCTGACTGCGTTTACTGCACTGTTTGTGAAAAGAAGCATAAAGGCTGGCAAAGATGGAATTGAGATCACAGATGCTAACTAAGTTTGTTCCGTATCTAAAGTTCGCGCCATATGCGGGGATTGCCCTGTTCGCCCTATTGGCGGCTGTGCAGTACGGCAACGCTCGGCACTGGGAAAAACGCTACATAGCTTCTGAAAAGACTGTGGCGCGTTATGAAAGCGCACAGGTGGCGGCTGTAGAGATTAACAAGGCTAAGGTCGCTCAGATCGAACGCCAATATGCTGCCATCGCTGAAAAATCGGAGATTGATTATGAAAAACGTATTGCTGATAACCGCGTGGCTCTGTCTGAGTGGATGCGTAAACAAGCCAATAAAGGTAATACCGGAAGCACCGGAGCAAGCGAAGCCGCCCCAGTGTCCAGCAAAACTTTGCCAGACGCCGAAGCGGCCATCGTTCCTGTCAGCGACCTAGAGATCGTTGCTGACGCCTACGCTCAATTAGATGCGCTTATTATCTGGGCGCTTGAGGTCGGGAAGGTTAAGTAACTCCTTGCGGCGCTTTGCTTCTGCAAAGGTCAAACCCTCTGAGTTCCGTAACGGAAATGCGCTGTCTGACGATACACGGTAGTGCTTACCCATAGGGGCTGCTTGTTGTGCCTTAATCATCTGCCAATACCTCCGGTGCTGGCTGCAAGCCTTCCATAAACTTTGCCCATACTGCTAACCCGCCAACCATAAACGGACCATCATCCTGCTCACCATTTCTGATCTGGCGAATAAATTCTTCATTGCCATGCGTCATCTCAACGCGATCTGCGACTATGTTTCTAAGTTCATTAAGTGTCATATCAAAATACCTTTGCTAGTTTGCGCTCCCAATGGCGCTTATCTTCGCCAGTGGTTCGAGCGGCGTGATACTTAAACAGCGCAATCGCCAGAGGATCGTAACCACGGCCATCATGTGTGGAGACAGGCGGCGTCAGAGGAAGCGCGTCATCATCAGTATTCCTGCGCCTACTTGTAGCTGGAAAATAAGTGAGCGCATGGGTCAGGTCACTCATTTTGTACGAAGTGCCATAGTCCCGATTGATGTGCGCTAACACGGCGCTTCTGTCAGAAATGTAGCTACAAAGATGGCGTACTTTATGTCGTATATCAGGTCGCATTTTTATAATCCTTAATATAATCAGATATTTGTATCTTGGCGTCTTCAGCGCCAGAGCAAATAAAGCACACATAACCCACAGAGGCAAGATAATTTATCCAATCTTTTTGCTCTGGAGATAATCTGCCCCCCTTGATCCGCTTCATTTCGATCCACAGCTTGAGCGCAGGAATAAAAAGGTCAGGTATACCGGGGCTGACACCCTCAACCTTTAGTTTGGCCGCAGTCGCCTTTGATCTCATCCCCCCGTTCGGAATCGCAAATATCCGCATTGGTCGGTAGGTCTGGCGGAACCACATTACAACTTGGCGCTGTTCCTCATGCTCTGTTGGTATTCTATCGGTCAAAACGGAACCTCCCATGACCAAGCGGCACACTGCCCTTGGCTATTAACGAAATCGGCTGGCGGATACATGTTAAAGAAAAAGCATTTTCCGTCCCCCGCAAAATTGTCACAAGTGTGGCAACATTTAGGCGGTCCTGCGTTCATCCATTGCTCATACTGCACCAAGAAATCCGGCTTAGGCAAACGCTTCATTATTCCATTCCCTTCTTAAAACCCTATGATATTTACCGTCGCGCTTATAACTAATCACAATCGGCGGGTGAGCATCGTTCAGACGCTGCGCCCAATCCTCAAGCAAACTCACACCATCAAATGTCGCCCCTGCGCTTTGCGCTATCTTGACCAACTGCGTTATAGCTTTTTGTCCGGCGTATCCCTCATGCGTCACAGGCAAATACTCTGTCACGCTTGGATCACCTAATTCGCCATAATATGACACGCAGAGCATATCTTTGCCACTGGTTTTGCTGGTGTGTTTACGCCACAGCCATTCGGTGACCACCATCTCTGTTCCGGACACGCCCATGATGTCATCGTTGTGCAGCTTCAGAACTGCCTTCTCAGGCTCAGGAAACGCCATCCCGCAAGCTGGACATTCCTTGGCGCTTATGGCGACCAGTTCATCACAGTTATCGCAAACCTTGACCGGAGCCTCACCCGCCCCTCGCCCTTCCTCACCCTTGCGCTGTGGCGGGGTGACAGCGATGATTGGCCCATGCGTCCGCACAACCCCAGCGAAGTCAAGCACCAAGCAATGATCCGTATGCTCCTTTAGCCTCATGCCGCGCCCAGCCATCTGGACATACAGGCTGGCGCTCATAGTGGGGCGGAGCATGGCAATCAGATCGATGTTCGGCGCATCAAAGCCCGTGGTCAGAACATTGGCGTTGGTCAGCGCCCGTATCCGCCCATCCTTAAAGTCAGCCAGTATCTTTTCCCGTTCCTCCTTTGGCGTTTCCCCGGTCACACATGCCGCACTGATGCCTTCGCGCCTGAGCGATTCCGCTATGGCGTGGGCATGGTGGACGCCAGTGCAGAAGAACAACCAAGACTTGCGACCCTCGGCCAAGGCAATCACTTCCCTAAT